TTGTTACTCCTAACGAGGTTAGGGAGAAAATTGGCCTTGACGACATAGAGGGTGGCGATGCTCTTATGGAGCCAAAAGACAAAGAGGATAACGCCTCTGGCGGTGTTGGTCAGTTTTAATGCCAACTGATTTGCAGCACGGCGACAATCTAGCAAAGTTGGCAGATAGGCATCAGAAACGCCTAGCAGAATCCTTGTTAACGCTAGAAAATCGCATTGTGGACCTAATGGCTACCGCTCCATTAAAAGACGGCAATTTTTTTGACCTCGAATGGGCTATTAGTGCGCGTAATGAAATTAGGCAATTGGTCGATGCCGAATACCTTTCGCAGATTGACTCGATACTGAGAGACTACCCCGAAGTAGCCGCCGACGCGCAGAGTATGCTTAAAAGATACGGCGATTTTACAAAGATTGATCCTGAAATAATCACGCAGTTGCAAACTCTGGAGTTCCAAGGGTTTTCGGATATAGGCGCAGAGTACACTGACGCCATATCCAAAGAGGTGTATCAAAACACCTTAACAGGTCGATCATTCGCAGACAGTGTCAACTCCATTAAGCAGGTTGCAGGGGGCGATTTAGCAAGATATGCCAACCAACAAGTGCACGATTCGCTCATGCAGTTCGACGCCACCATTAACGTCGCAATAGGCAAAGAGGCGGGGGCAACAAGATGGAAATATGTCGGCAGTTTAATTGAAACTTCACGCCAGTTTTGCAAAGACCATGAAGGCGAGGTAATGGACGATGAAAGGATTGAGCAGCTATGGAATACGAGCTGGGCTGGTAAGGCATCAGGAGATCCGTTCATAGTACGCGGAGGTTACAATTGCGGCCATAGGTTTAGACCAGTATTTAACGAAGAAATTGCAGAAATAGAAAAAGAAGAGGAAGAACCGCAGCAAACGCAGGGAGCTTTCCCGAAAGCAGAGACAGGACTTCCAAAGCCGTGGAACGATTTAGCTAACTCTGACGGGGGCATTAGGCCAGAAGCTGCAAAGATAATTGCAGGACTAGATAAGCCCGAGATAAAAGCGTCGAGAAGCAGGGCTTTTTATAACTCTGGCACTAAGTCAATTTCGACTTATAAAAAAGACAAAAGCGTTTTCTTGCATGAGTACGGTCATCATATAGATTACGACCTTGGTGGATCGGCAACATCGACCGTTTCAGAAGCATTTTTTCCTGATGCAGCCAAGTTGGACGCTAAAAAATTGGGCGTATTTCAGCAATTTAAAGAGACTCTCAGCCCTTTACAAAAGCAAAGATCTCGGGACGCTGCGGTAATCAGTAGAGTCAAAGAGCTGCGGGACGAATTGATGGAGACGGTGCCGTATATCCCCAAGTCGGGCAAATGGAAGGGAATTACGAGAGGAACTACGTCGGTGCCTAAATTCCCAGGAGCCGACTTAATCTCTGACATCATAGACAGCATGAGTCAAGGAGCTATGTACGACGAAGCAAGGGGTTTTGGTCATGGAGGAAATTATTTCATGGGAAGAAATGCTATTAAATTCCAGCAAACTGAAAACTTTGCCAACATGTTCTCCTTATGGTCTCAGGACGGGGAAGGATGGGACAAGGCGCAAGAGTTATTTCCTAAATTAACCGAAGAATTTTTAGACATAGTTGGGGAGTTTGGCTAATGGACGAGGCAATAAGTGAACATGTGGAAATCTTTGGGGTTGAGCCTTACGTTATTGGATTGTATTGGGCTAACCAAGAGCTGCTGCTTGATAACATTTATCAGGCGATTGAAGATCAACAACCTTATGACGAGCGATTGGAATTGACTCCAGACGAGTTAGAATCGTACAACAAGCGCCAATTGATGTTTTAACATTCCAAGACATAGAACAGAAAACCACTAAAGGAGTAACATAATGCCACAAGGTAAAGGAACATACGGTTCTAAAGTAGGTAGACCGAAGAATAAGAAAAAGAAAAAAGTTAAAAAATAATCATTTATGCTAGAATTTTAAATCACAAATACTCTTTAAGAGGTGCGCGACATGAGCGATGAAACCATGGAAACACAAGCAGAAACTGAAACTGTTGAAGTAGAAACTCAGGAAAGCAAGACCTTTACGCAGGAAGAACTAGACCGCATTGTTGCGGATCGCGTTGCCAGGGAGCAGCGCAAGTTCGACAAGAAGATACAAGGCATTGATCTGGATGACGCAAAAGACTTAATGGCGCAGCGAGAAGCGGCCGAGTTGGAGCGCAAGAAAGAACGTGGCGAGTTTGATTCTATCCTAAAGCAAGCGGTCGAAAAAAAAGACATGGAGATTCAGAGTTATAAAAACAAATTGCAGCAGACGCTCGTTGACGGAGCGATCTTAGGTGCGGCAAGTAATAATAACGCTGTCAATCCAAATCAAGTTTCACAGTTGCTGAAAGACCAAACCAGACTGTCAGATGACGGAACGGTTGAGGTGCTGGACGCTAACGGCTCGCCGCGCTACAATGACAGCGGTGATTTGTTATCCGTCGATGAGATGGTAACTGAATTCTTGACAGTAAACCCGCACATGGTCAAAGCCTCCCAAGGTGGTATTGGCTCGACGGGTAACACTGGCGGCTCTACGCAGAAGCCTACATCTGTGGCTGATATGGTTGCAAACTGGGGGAATGGTGGCAAAGAAGCATTTGCCGCTATGAAGAAAAAGTAACCACAAACCACAAATCAATTTAAATTAAGGTAATTCATTATGGCTGCAACTACTTCCACAACTCTTGACGACTTATTCGTCAATATCGTCGCGCAAGCGCGCTTCACTGCTGAAGAGCAATCGCTCATGCTTGGCTTGGTTACGATGTATAACATTCAGGCTCAAGCGGGCAAGACAATTCAGGTTCCTAAGTATCCTGCTATCGCAGCGGCTAACTTAACTGAAGGCACTGATATGTCTAGCACCACCGTTTCTACCTCCTCAGTTTCTGTAACTGTAGGCGAAGTGGGCGCGCAGGTTCTTTTGACTGACATGGCTACCTATGGCGACGGCAACCCTGCTGTTGAGTTAGGTACTGTTCTCGGTAACGCTATCGCTACCAAGATTGATACCGACCTCATCGCTTTGTTCGACGGTTTTTCTACCTCTTTCGGCGCTGCAGGCGCTGAGATTACTGTAGCTGATCTATTCAAAGCAGCCGCAACTTTGCGCTCAAACAAGGTGACTGGCGCTATTAACGCTGTCGTGCATCCTTTCCAAGCGTATCAGTTGAAAGCTAACCTGACGAACACCTTTGCTAACCCAAATGGTGGCGATTTGCAGAACGAAGCAATGCGCAACGGTTACGTTGGAACGATCGCCGGTATCAATGTGTATGAGTCTGCCAATTTAACTATTGACGGCTCGGGCGACACTAAAGGCGCAGTATTTGCTCCTGAAGCTCTGATGATCGCTATGAAGCGTGACTTCAACATTGCCCCACAGCGTGATGAGTCCCTTCGTGCATTCGAGCTTAACGCTACCGCCGTATATGGTGTTGCAGAGCTTGACGATGCGTTCGGCGTTGAAATTCTTTCTGACGCTACAATCTAAGCCTATGCCCACCTCTTTCGGGGGGTGGGCATTTATTGAGGTCAGTAATGGCGTATTCTAGCGATGCAGATTTATTGAAACTGATACCCGACATCCTTGATTTAGGGATACAGTCGTTTGTGTTAGAGCACCCCAAAGCAGAGGCTGATATTCAGCGAGAGCTGCGCATTAAATGGTGGCCTAGAAAAAACATATCAGGCGAGATGGACAACACCAAACTAACCGCCGCCCAGTTTACTGCGGTCAGCGCTTATTTAGTTTTGTGGCGTTATGCCTTGCCCCAGTTAACGAATTGGACAGAAGGCGATCGGTTCGGCAATATGATCGAATTCTACAAGGCTCGTTATGGCGAAGAACTTGAATCAGTCTTAGCTGATGGCGTTGACTATGACGCTGACGGAGACGGGAACGTAAAAGAAGACGAAAAACAACCGGTAGGGATTAGGTTGGACAGATAATGCAAGTTAATATTACGTCCAACGCAAAACAAGCCTCAAAGCGTATTGGCAAGAAAGGCAAAGAATTAGCGGCAAGCGTTAAAAGAGCGCTGTCAATTACTGCCCAAACTGGCATTAATATCATTGAGGATAGAACAAGCAAAGGTATAGGGTTCAAGGGCGGTAAGTTCAAAGCGTACACCCCAGTTTATGCGGCGTTTAGGGCAAGCAAGGGCAGAGGTCAAAATCCAGACTTACAGTTCACCCGCCAGATGTTAAGCTCAATGACCTCCAAAGCAAGCTCAAAGCAGGCAGAGATATTTTTTACAAGAGCCACAGAATCAAAGAAAGCGGCCATGAACAACGAGTCGAGGCCGTTTTTTGGGTTTAGCAGCAGGGAAGAAAAGCAGCTTGGCGAAGTATTCTTTAGGGCTTTAAAATGAGCATCAGAGAAAGTATCGCAAACAATTTGGTCGATACGCTACAAGCGGTCATAACGCCGGTCAACATCAAGTATGTGACTCGCGAGCCGTTTGATTTTGCCAAGCTATCAAGTGCGCAATTTCCTGCAATCTTAGTTCGAAGCGCAGGAGAGGACAGAGAAGACAGCAGCATTGGCGGGTCAATCACGCAGCGGATGGCCACTATAAATTATGATCTTATCTGTTATGTTAAAGGCTCCGTAATCGATACGGCCAGAAATAACATAATAGCGGCCATAGAAGACGGTCTTGATGTAGATCGTTCGCGCGGGGGTTTTGCGCTAGATACGCAAATCACCCAGG